CGGGTCTGTTTTCGCTTTTGTTTCAAGATTGTCAGCAAACCTTAATAGCCCTTGCCGGATAAGATCAATTCCGAGGAAGTGCGATTCAAAGCCGAGCTTGCCGGCCGCTAAGTCGATGGCCCGTTCAAGATTTTTTGATATCGCAAGTTTCATATTTCTCCTCTATTGAAGGCTGCTTCTAATCTATGTACAGCCTGGCTAACACATTCGCTACGACAGGCCCATTCCATATCTTCTCCGGTGTCGCAGTAGTCTCCTCCCTCGTCTTCGGTATGGGTAGAAATAATTTCTATTATTTTATCAAAAGTAGTTTGATCCACGTTGCCTCCTTAGATAGTTACGACGAAATGAGTTCTGCCGGGAGTAGTTGGGCAGGCTTTTGGGCCAAAAACGCTAATATCCTCCCTAACAACTCTCTGCCAGCCATGAGCAAGCTCAATAGGCGATTCTTCGTTTGCTGTTTTTATGATTTCAGCATCACTGGCATCATTCACAGCGCAGACAACGAGCGTAACGTATGCCTTGCTGAATATTTCAATCCGGTCCATTGTCAGCCTCCAGGTGGTAGGAATATTGTGTGCCAATACTCCAGGTGCAGGTAATATGCCCCTCGCTGTTCTGTTCTGCGATTGCCCGGGCTTGCCGGATATATTCGCTAAATCTATGCCCGAACAGCCGGATCAATTCATTCGTTCCAGCGTCACGATCCTTTAGGAGATTAAGTATCTCTCTCGCTTTCTGGCGTTTTCGCATTTTCAGCTCCTTCCATATCACGCTCGGCATCTTTCATTGCTTCGCCCATTTCATCATCAAGCCTAGTCATTTCATCTTTGATTTGGTTAAATGCAAACTGATACCCAATCTGGCAGCAGAGCATTTGATCTTCAGAAAAATGCTTCAGCCCTGCTTGTGTCTTAATCAAAGCGATTAATGGTTCGTCTTCAAGTATGATGTGTCTTAAATCTCCAATATTCATATTACCTCCTATACCTGAGTAATTTTGTAGGCAACGGCTGAACAGGGGCCGGCGCCAGAGTTAATAACGATTGTTGCCCATGCAAGGGTAGCATCCCAAACGCATACAAGTTTGTCATGTCCGAATTTGCGGATCATTGGCCCCGTTAGTTTCGTTGGGAGTCGATCACCGTCAAAATCAAAGGGGATTACAAGTGTCTGGTCTACGATAGTAGCACCATCATCATAATAGATGGTCGGTTGTAGAATCTCCTCGATTTGCTCCTTGAGATAGAGGCGAAAGTTTTCATCGCCTTGTTCGTCTCTTGTTGTTTTGCCGTTCATAGTCCCTCACTTTCTTTCCATTGGTCAAGGTTGAGATAGCCTGTCTGGCAGTAGATAACATCGTTCAAAGTGTCCACTGAGTTTCCGTTAATATTTGTAATTAATCATTAACCCTCCTTCTGTAGCCACGCCTAATTCAAGCATGGCTTCCCATAGTTCATCAAACGAGTATTCCATAATCCCTCCTACGCTCTTGAAAAGAAGCGTTTCCAGAATGGTTTCGGGTCAACTTGCCGGGACCGCACTTCAGCATCGCAAAACTCTTTGAGCCTTGGAGTAGAAGAAGCAATCGAAAACAGGTTGTCGTTTCGCATTAGCCGGGTCATTCCTGAATGGAAAGTATGTACAGAAAATTCTTCTGCCAGTCGCTTCTCCTCATTTATGCACTCAAGGAATGGTTTGATTTTGTTGGGAGTTAATATCCCGGCTTTGATCGCCCTGAAACTGATTGCATCAACATCGTTTTCACGAATAGATACATCTTTCAGGCTGTCATGCCATACCTGCAAAGACTTCTGTTCAGTAGCGATGGCATCCCATGTGTTACAGGCCATCTGAGTGAGAAGATCGTCAGTTAAACCGTTTGTGTGCTTTCTGAAGGTCTTGAAATCGCCGCTAAACATCATGTTTGAGCAGACAATTACATAAAGACCAGAACAGAAACCAACAGACATAGAGGCATCGATTGAATTGCGGAAGCCGACCATAAAGCGCCGATCAACTCCGTTGGCGATGGTCCAGCTACCGAATAGCTTTGCTCCATTTTTGGTTAAAGTGTAACTTCGGTCAACAATCTCAGCATCACGGCTGCGAACAGTTGTCTCCATTGCATCCAAAAGCCTTGCGTGACTTATGGGGTTCCATGTTTTTGTACCCTGAGGTTCGGGCACAGCCCTTACGATGGTTTCAGTTTCTCGAATTAATGATTGCATTCGTCATGCTCCTCGTGAATTATGTCTCTGATAATTTCGTCAAGAGTAGGCCTAGCCATATATTGCTCGGTAGTTTCCTTTTTTGGTTTAGGTTTGATATGTAATTTCCCGAAGCACCCATCACAATATAGCTGTGAAGCACAAACATTGTTATAGCCTGTATGTGTTTGTACTCCATTAACAACATAGATTTCTATTGTTTTCATATCTCTTGCATTGGTGAATGATTTCCCACATTTATCGCAAATATATCTGGTGTAAATCATTTTTATCCTTTCCATTTCATTTCAGATATTGCTTTAGCGAATTGTTTCTTTTGGAAATTACCTTCAGCTATTGTAACCCACTTATAATAAAGTGAATCAGTATGCAAACAAGGACATGATCCGTTTTCCCTTGGCAGTTCGCTCCATTTAATCGGGCAGTAATCACAGTTGTCAGGGTTATGCTCGTCTACCTCAATACAGGCGTAACAACATGTTGAGCCAGCATGAGGCATATCGTATTTGTTTATGGGAATCTTTTTATCTCGACCCCCTGTTTTTGCCAATTCTTGCCACATGAAACGATGGTTTTTTTCGTTTTCAGTCATGCTTATCTCCGTTTGTTTTAATTTTTAAATTCAAAAAATGAATTCTTCTGACTTTTGCTTTTTAGGAATTCATGGCCATAATAGTGGCTGAAACTTTAAGCTCCTCAATGCTTAAAATGATTTGATTTCCGGTACTGTTTGTATGTAATTTATGCACATATCCGTGAAGGACTGCATCCGAAAGATAGCCTAGGTTTGCATATTGATTTGTTTCAGTAAGGATATCTTTGATTATCAGGCTTTTTGATTGAAAATCAACATAGTCATGCTTAATTTTGATTTCTGTTTTTTCTCCATCAAGTATGCTCCAGTTAGGCCACTTTATTTCTTGATCTGCTGGTAAAAGCTCAATAAGAGACTTTGTACATTTAACAACACGATAGCTTCCAGAAAGGAAGAAAATTCCAGCTAGGGCATGGATCCGATAGCCGTCAGTTGTTTTCACTTCTCCATTATGAGCAAGCACATAGCCTGAGAAACTTCGTGCTATCTTGGCTTTTGTGTTTGCCAATTTGCACACATAATGCAGGGCCCTAAAAAGGTCAGTTTCCTCTTTATCGCTCCATTTCTTTCCGATCCGAAAGATCATGGTGTCTCCTTTTTGCCAAAGAGATTATTGATCGTTTCACGATAGTGTTTAGTCTCAGCGGTTAAATCGCTGTCCATTGTGATAATGGGGCCCTTGTCGTTGCAAAGGCTGGGAAGCTGTCTCTCTTTACGCTTACCATCACAGAAGGCAGCTATCATCCAGCAAGCGTTTGAGCATAAGGTTACGGCTCCAAGCGCCAAATCTGCTGTCTTGTAGACCAGTTTAGCGCCAAACCTGATAACGAAGTACCCCGTTAAAAACAAAGTCTTCACGGTTGCCCAGGTGTTTCTCAAGATTTTCATTTTTTGTTTTGGTTCCTTTCTATTTCTTTTGCTTTTTCTATTATTAAATTCGGGAAATTCTTCGCTGGACGGAATTTAAAGACTTTTTCACAGTAATTCCGAACAAATTGTTCAGCACCTTCCCATGAGTTGTTTTTTTTTGCATGTTCCAGGCAACGCAGCGCAATCATTTTTACTCTGTTAGAGGGTAGCTGAAATTTTTCTTTTTTTTGTCTTTTCATAATTTCCGCCTAACTATTAAAGAATTTAACTACTTCATAAGATGCCCATACCCAACTAGATACGTTCACGATTGACATAAATAGGAAACATTCAAATGTCATTATCTCTCCTGGCGTAAGAATTCACCGATTCGTGCGCTAAGACACACAACCAGCATTATTGCTGCTATCACGATAATAACTGCAGGGAACCACGGCAAAGCATAAAGCATGATAAGGCACTCAGTACCTACTATCATGCAAGCTACGCCTATCAAGATTGCTGCAGACGTCAAGATTGCTTTAAGTTTGCCCATGTTTTACTCCTTAGTACTTTGAAAGAAGGCGACTGATTCTGGTGTCTTCTGCTATTTCTTTGGCCCTTCGAGTTTCTTTGGTTGTTTTATTTTGCTCTTGCAAGGCTTTTACCCGGGCGCGCCAAAGATTATTAAAATCTTCTTGCCATTTACCACTATGCAGCCAGCCATATTCTTCCGTCCACCCTGGCTGCCCGGAAATGATTCCATATACTTCAACTGAGTCTTTATTTAATGGGGGGTTTATACCTCCATTTTCAATGACTTTTTCATCATGAGGTAAAACATACAACTGAAAAGTTGCTCCTCTTTCGTGGCTTGAAGGAAGAATATAAAGATTTTCAACTTGTTCCGCATTAGTAAAAATGCGACAAAATTCATCTGCACCCTTCATGGTTTTACTCCTTTAAATTCAATTAAGATCGATCCTTTGACTTTTGCTACTGGCGCTAGCGCCATAACGCTACTGTTTGGCTGAACGCAAGTGAAGTACGCTTATTAACTATTTATAGCCATTGAATAAATACAGGGCTTATTCTCGGGCATTATAGCGTTTCCATCATAATCACAAAGGCGTAGAGGAATCCGTATTTTATCACCAGTATTATTGATTTCTGAACAAGTCGGGCTGTTGGGGTTTTCATGGTTTAAGAAAGGACATTCTTGGTCACATACATTAAATCCAAATTCGTTCATAACGACTCCTTTTTATGTTTTGATTCTAAAAATTCACTAAATAATATCCTTTGATTTTTGCTCCTTTTATTATTTAACTATTAATTTTGTTGCATCCTTGCGATAAATATCAATAAACTCTTGTGCATATTTTCGCAAAGGCTTGATAGCCTTAAGTATTTCTTTGTCCTGGTGTTCCTGATTATAAAAATGATAAAGCATTTGTAGCGATATTCTTCGGTCAATCTTTGCCATTATTCCGCCACAATGGAAAGGTATGCCACTCGACATATCAAGGTCAGCACCGCGCAGGTTAACACCGCATAGGCCAGCATTGCGCAGGTCAGCATAGCGCAGGTTAGCATCGCATAGGTCAGCATTGCGCAGGTCAGCATAGCGCAGGTCAGCATCGTGCAGGTTAGCATAGCGCAGGTCAGCACCGCTCAGGTCAGCATAGCGCAGGTCAGCATTGCGCAGGTCAGCATCGTGCAGGTTAGCATCGCGCAGGTCAGCATTGCTCAGGTAAGCATAGCGCAGGTCAGCGAGGCTTCCAAAACCACTATTTATCCAAACTTTCAAATCTTTCATTTTAATCTCCTCTTTTGGTTTATTTTTCAAAATTCAATAAAAAATATCCTTTGATTCTGGCTACTGTTCCGAAGGAACTAATATCCACTATCTCGAGTGAACGAAGTGAACTGCGAAATTTTACAGATTTAGCCTGTGGATAACCTGTGTATAACTGCATAGCTATCGCCCTGGGGCCGAAGGCTCTAGCGAGCGAGCGGAGCGAGCAAAAAATTTTTTTTAGAAATAGGTAAAAAAAGACCCTCAATTAAGAGGGCCGAGAGGGATTAGTAAATTATACCCAAATTTGGTGCATTGTCATAGCAATGGGGACATAAATGGTGATCGGGGTCTAATTCCCATGTGCTGAAGGTACTCCCGCAACCCTTACAATCCATTATAATGGGGTTGTCTGCACCTCTGGCGCAGTCATGGCAATATATTTTACTCTCAAAGAGGTAGCCAACTTTGCCAAAGCTGCCACATTCCGAGCATTTTATATTCTCTTTGTTACTGGTTATATATTTGGGTTTGACTATTTGTTGCGGTGCAATGTAGGAACAATCAGCACACATACCGCCAGTGAGATTCTCTTTCTTCTGAAGTGTCCCACATTCGGTACAGTATGAAAGATTTTGGATATAACATACCCAGCAGTAGCATTTTCCATCACACATATAAATCTCGTGCGTGTCGTGGTCGCATATTTCGCAATGAAATTTTTTCTCTGGTTGTGGGTCTGCTGAATCCGCAAAGTATATTCGTAAACAATGCAGATTAAAAGATTTGCAGGTTTTCTCAATAGCTGATCGAGCTTGTGCGAAAGTGAGCCGTTGAGCTACTTTATATGTCCAAACGTGATTTTTGCCAGATTCGATTGTATATGTATATGTGGGTTGTGTAGACATTTAGTTTTCCTCCATGTATGCGGGAAGTTTAATTTTAATAGCATAAGGGCAAGTGTCGCAAGATTTAAAACCCAAAGCGCAATCATTAATCACATAAAGTGGTAATTTGTATTCTGTGCAATAGTTAATGTCTTTATCATTCGGCATGGTCTCTATCTCCTGAAGTGGGTTTATAGATTCTCTATAAAATTAATTAGCTCAACTTCTTCCACAATAACAATGCTTTTATCTGCCCAAGGTGGCAAGTGTGCTGGTATAATTCTAAATTTAGTCGAAGAAAAAGTTGTAAAATCCTCCGTAGGGTATAATGAGTGCAAAGGGGCTATTGATAAATAATAAGTAACCTCTGTAGCCCATAGCTCTTTAATTTCTACGTCTTTTCTGGTGTCTATCAACTTTGTTTTTTTGGTTGCTCGGTAGATTGTTGTTGTTGCTTCCATGTTGTTTCCTCCTTAAAAAGTGTTATATTGTTTGTACTACATACAATTATAGTACTTTTATATGTAAGTAACCTGCTTATTAGGTAAATAAAGTGTAAAGTATTTGTAAGCATGAAATTTTCTAATTTAATTAATCCGTCTAAACTTTTGCCGTTGACACTATTGCTTATAAGCGCTTTTATCTTTTGACCTTTTAAGACGCTTGCGTCTATGCGTACTGGCTGAACGAACAGTGAAGTGCCTTGCTCAATAAGATAAAGGCTCTATTATTAGTGGTTCCAGTGACGTAGGAACAAATGCTATCTTGGGGAATGAACGTAGTGAAGTGCGCCTCAGCTGGCCAGAGCCAGAAACGCCTAAATAATTACTTGACACCTGTAAAGAAATTATCTATATAAGAGTAAAACATAAACCTAAAGGGGGACTACATGGCAAAAGGCACTCCAAAGAAGGCGAAATCGCCAGAAGAAGTACTTCATAAGTTAACAGAGAAAGTGATTATCTTAGAGGGGAAGTTATCTATTTATGTGGAAGTGATCCAAGAGTTATGTGCAATGGGTGGATTGCAGAAAGCATTAACAAAACGTGGGCTAGAAGTATTGCCACATGACTTCAAAGGTAAGAAGTATGACAGCGGGAAGACCAACTAAGATGACACCAGCTTGTATTAAGCTGATTGAACAAGCATGGATGCTCGGATGTACTGACGAGGAAGCCTGTCTTAGTGCTGATATTTCACGCCAAACACTCAATACTTACCAACAAGCGAATCCTTCATTTATTGACAGAAAAGCACTGCTGAAGACTACTCAGGTATTAAAGGCGCGCCAAGTCATAGCATCTAAGCTAGATAGTAAAACACCTTGGGAAGCACTGACAACCGCTAAGCATATCCTTGAGAAGCACGATGGTAAAGCACCACAGAAGATAGACATAGCTGTGAAGGGCATTATTATCCACAGGAAGGTCTATGAATTACCAGGAAGCGCTAAGGCAATAGATGTTGTCACACCTGTCACACTGTCACAGTTAGAGCAAGACACTGAAGCGATGGCATTGCATGAGTTGGATAGTAGTAGTAGTAGCCTTGATGATAATGTGCGCCAAGACAAGGCACCTGTTCAAGTAGAGACTATAACAACAGCAGGTAGTAGCTTAATACCCTCGGCAGGTAGTAGCTTAATACCCTCGGCAGGTAGTAGCTCAATACCCTTGGCACCTGCGAGTATCAACAAAGGGGAAGCAGTGGGTGGCACAGATAGTAGCGAAACAAAGCAATAACAGGCAGTTAGAGCAAGCGAGTGCTAGTGATAATGCTCGCAAGCTCGCATCACAGCCGGCGGGAGGACAGTTATTTTTACACGAGGGGGCCTGTAGGGATCGGCTTGGAGTTAACAAGTACTCGTATACTCGTACCTTCCAACATGTACGAAACATAAGAAAAGGGTTTTAAAAAAAAGGAGAGAGGGGGGTAGCTAAAGAGGAAGGGCCGAATTTTTAAAAGTAAATCTTTTATGGCTTTAAAGAAAGTGTTATAGCAGTAGTCGGAGGCATTATGAAAAAAATGAAGACAGCTACCTTAATTTTGATATACGTTGCGATACTGGCATGCCTATGCTACGCGCTGAACGCTGAGGCAAACCCCGGCACAGACCCTTCCTCTCCGGGCCCAATAACCTGCGATGGGCAAATCATCTACAACCTAGAGCTACATGAAACCTACTTTGATATCTGCCTTAATAGGAGTATCTTGAGAGTTCCCGGCGGATGGATATATGGAAGGAAAATACAAATTCGGGGAAGAAACTGCCCGGCGTGTTTGTCCCCTACGATGAAGACTTGAAAGAATAGGAGCTAATAATGACAAATGGACGCTGTAAGAGATCGAGAACGAGGCCTGATCCACCTTTTCGGTAACTGCGATTCACTTCATACGAAAGCATACGCTTACGCTTTGGCATGGTCGCATAGTAATGAACTATCGCCCGGGGGTGAACACGATGATTCGGAGCAAGTAGAACCGGAAACCGTATAACCGTAATAAAACCAGGAGGCAAAATGTTAAAATGGATACCAGCAGGAGAAATTGCTGCCCATAAAGAAGCATGGGCAGACCACAGCGTGGTAAAAGAAATACTGCTGTGCCTTTCTAATGGAATCGTTACCGTCGGAGTCTATGATGTGCAGAAGACTTCTTTTTTTGCCAATTCATTTTGGGATGGTGAAAAATGCTGCTATGGCTATACTGATGATGTTGTAATGTTCGCAATGTTTAACAGGCCACTACAGGAGAAGCACTAATGGAAATGTCCACTATACCAAAAGCAATCCTTTCTAAACTGGCAGACGTAATCGACAACCTCACCAATATCTCAGTAACTATCGAAGAACCGAAATACGCTCTAGGCGTAGTAAGCGCCAAAGCGGTAAAGTTTGACTTAGGTGGAATTAAAAATAAGGAGGCCAAATGAGAGAGTATGTAACCGATCCAGTATTTTATAAGTTCATTGAGGATTTTACGGCGCTGAAAGAAGTAACGCCAAGTAAGGTTCAGCAGAATGTAGCCGGAGAACCATATACCGCATGGGTATGGCAGAATAAGAATAGTCTTGACGAAATTGCCGGATGGGATCAGGCACAGCAATCATTCTTCATCCACAAGAAGTTTCGCGCTGATATTGATAGCGCGCCAAAATGCGGAACGTGCGGGAAGTTCCTGTTTGACAGGGATGGCTTTATAATCACGCATGAAAGCGAGAGAGCAAAAGCCGGGCTATTTTGCAATAGCTGTTTCGGTGCTATTCTTCGCAAAACGCAACCAGCCAAGACAGAAGCGAACGGTGATGCCATACTGCAGGTGATCCCCAAGGGTAGCGAGAAATAAATGTCTGATATCCTTCAAATGCCAAACGGATGGGACTGCTACGCACATCAAGCAGAACTATGGAACTATCTGGACGAGAGGGGCCCTGATGGAAAGATGCTACCGGGCAAGCGTGCTGATTGCTGTTGGCATAGGAGAGGCGGCAAAGACGCGACATGCCTCAACTATGAAGCCACAGAATCGATCACCGATCCCGGGCTTTATTTCCACATGCTTCCAACGCAACGCCAGGCCCGTAAGGTTATATGGGATGGATTTACCCGCGATGGTATAAGGCATATCAATCAAGCCTTCCCCGAAGAAATCAGATCAAACACACGTTCACAGGATATGCAGATAGAGTTGAAAAACGGCGCTATCTGGCAATTATGCGGATCAGACAACTATGATGCTCTCGTGGGATCAAACCCCAAGGGCATTGTCTTTTCTGAATGGGCATTATGTAATCCGGCCGCATGGGACTTCTTGAGCCCTATTTTGGCTGAGAATGGCGGATGGGCAATATTCATCTACACAGCCCGGGGAAAGAATCATGCATTCCACCAGCACGAAATGGCTAAAAAGAATCCAGCATGGTTTTGTTCCAGAAAGACAGTAGACGATACATATAAACATGACGGATCACCGATTGTCACGCAAGAGAGAATACAGGCCGAGCGAGATGCAGGAAGATCAGAAGATTTGATCCAGCAAGAATACTATTGTTCGTTTGATGTTGCTGTCAAGGGCGCTTATTTTGCGGACGAGATCGCAAGGGCAATCGCTTCTAAGCGGATATGCAGCATTCCAATCGAGCGCCATATCCCTGTACATACGTTTTGGGATTTAGGACTATCAGCTGGGAACGCCATGAGCGTATGGTTTGTTCAGGCAATCGGCAAAGAGATTAGGGTTATCAACTATCTGGAAAAGGAGAATTCAAACATCCCTTGGTTTTGGGCTCAACTGCAAGAGTTCGAGAAAACGCATGGTATCTTCTGGGGGACACATCACGCACCGCATGATATCAACGTGAGAGAACTTTCATCTGGTAAGACCAGGCTGAAGACTGCTAAAGATATGGGCCTGAAATTCTTCATGGTAGAACGAACCAAAGACTTAAACGAATCAATAGAGGCAGCACGGCGTTTATTTGATAGATGTTGGTTTGACAAAGACCGCTGCAAAGCTGGCATCGATGCGCTTGGATCGTACTATAGAAAATGGGACGAGAAGAACCAATGCTACCACGATCAACCTGTGCATAATTGGGCGAGTAACGCTGCAGACGCTTTCCGGCAAATGGCACAAGCATGGCATGATCGCCTGGCGCTTGGCAAACCAACCGAAACAAAACCCGGGAGCATGAACGGGCATTTTAATATATTCGACCAATGAATGATGGAAAAGAATTTCAAAAAAGAAAATATTATATAGTCTTCAAAAACTCTAGTTCTCCAAGATGGTTTATGCGCTATATAGACAAGTATATGGGGCATGTAATCGTTTTAAGGGTAAGTGATGATGGTGAGTCTTGGCTATACACAGAAGCTACTGGCGGGAATATAATCCTTGACAAGTTCCCTATTTGTAATCTAAGAGATATTTATGAGGACTGTGTTATTATCGATTGCTGGTCAAAGTACATAGAAAAACCGACAATAAAGATATGGCATCTAAATTGCGTAGAACAAGCAAAACTAATTCTCGGTATCCAAAAGTGGTGGGTAATCACCCCTCGACAATTATACAATCACATCATAAAAATCAGAAAGAGTAGGTAGCTATGGGAAGTAGCGATGGTGGTGGCGAAAGCAAAGCTATAAAAAAACAAAGAGCGGACGAGAAGGCCCGGCTTGCACAAGAGAAGTCAGATATTAGTGAAAAAAAAGCACTTTCATCTTCCGGCCTTGCTGGTAGAGCTATGCTTATGAAGTCCAATCAAGCTCAACTTAAAACCAAAGCAGGACAGTAGGAGGGAAGCATGGGAGACACGAGCGCGCTTAAAAAAATCTACGACCACAACAAAAGCTCAAGCTCGAAGCCAAAACCACCACTTATTGCAAGAGGGACATCTGAGCCAAAAGACCTTGGTGGCGGTGATGCAAGCTTGCCTGACGGAGGCCTTAATCCAACACTGAAGAAATCGAAGCAGCAATCACTCAACGCATTGGCATCTAATAAGTCGGGACTTATGTAATGAAATATCAAGTCGATACCTACTTCAAGGATGTTAAGGCGCTTGTAAAGCGGTATGCTAAAGCCCGATCCTTGTTTGAAGAATGGCGAGCGATCCACGAAGAAGCCTATGAATATTCAATGCCGGATAAGGAAACTTTCAGCACCCACGCGCAGGGATCGAAGAAGAATAGGCACGTTTACGATTCAACTGCAATAAACGGGCTTGAAGTATTCTCAAACAAAATACAGTATGGTTTCTTCCCGGCATGGATGCACTGGGCTGAATTCAAACTAGGCGATGATATACCCAAAACAAAAAAACGAGTAATGGAGCAAGACCTCGCCAAGGGCCAGAAAGCCTTCTTTGATGAATTCCAGAGAACAAACTTCTCGACCGAAATCAACCCATCGCTAAAGCAGTATGGAATCGGAACAGGGTGCATTGAAATTGAGTCCGGGGTTTTTGGACGCAAAGAGCCGGCCTTTCACTTCATCTCCGTTCCGCTACCGGAGCTGTGTCTTGAGCCCTGCGCGTATGGCGTTATTAAGAACTCCTGGCGGAAGCACAAAATCTCACTTGAGCAGATAAAGCATATCTGGCCTAAAGCTGATTTTGATAAATCAATGCAAACATCTTACGACAAAGATCCAAACACAGAAATCGAAATTATAAATGGGCATTTGTATCAGCCAATCAAAGATAGGTATTTCCAGTACATCTTGCTTGATGGTAAGAGCCATCTTATTTTCGCGCAAGACTTTGCAACTATTCGCCGGATCGTATTTAGAGAGTCAGTCACCCCGGGCGAGCCTTACGGCCGCGGGCCGATTATCAGGATGCTTCCCGATATTCAAACGCTAAACCTTGTAAAAGACTTTACGCTCAGAAATGGCGCTATACAAATGAGTGGGATGTACACCGCGGTAGACGATGGCGTATTTAACCCCTATACCGCTAAAGTCGCGCCCGGCACGATTCTACCTGTTGCCTCCAACTCCTCGCAGAACCCAACACTTCAAAGACTTGAGTCTTCAGGCGATATTGGGCTTGGACAGCTAATTATTAAAGACTTGCAAGACGGAATTAACATGGCACTGTTTGCCCAACCGTTAGGCGATGCAGGGGCTCCTGTAAAATCCGCAATGGAGAATCTTCTCCGGCACCAAGCGGATGCCAAGCGAAGCGGCACATCTTTCGAGCGCCTGTTCACCGAACTAATTATCCCCATTATCGAAGCCGGAACAGATATCCTCCGTCAGAGAAACATGTTCCCCGATATTCTGGTAGACAATAAGCAAGTCAAGATCAAAATGGTGTCTCCACTTGCGAAACAAAAGGAATTAGAGGACTTCCAAAATTCCCAGATATATCTTGAGAACGTGCTTCAGTTGCCAAAAGAAGTAGCCATGGTATCAGTTCCCTTTGAGAAGTTCCCCGCATATTGGGCTGAAAAACTAAATATCCCGGAAGAACTCACAAGGTCCGATGAAGAAATAAAAAAAATCACAGAAACGATTGCCGGGATGCAGCAGGATATTCTGAGCCAACAACAGGAGCAAGAACAGCAAGCGCAACCTCCGGCACCGGGCCCGGGCATGTAAAGGAGACATATGGGCAGCATCAGAGACGAACACGACAAATTAATAAATGAGACGGAAGAAGCGCAAAGACTCCAGGCGGAGCGCCAAGAAACAGCCGTTAGGACAGACAAGCTGATACATCAGGTCTTCCGGCAATCGCCAGAAGGCAGAGACTTGCTTGAGATATGGACAGAACGTAATTTAATAAACCATGACCCAATAAGGCATGGAGAGGCGCATGATCCGTATGATATTGCTCTCGAAGTTGGGACGCAAAACTTTATCCGCGAAATCATCCGAACATGCAAACGTGTAGACGAAGGACATTAACTGAGGAGGCAAACATGTTGGGCGATACAGTGACAGAAGAAACAACAACAGAGGAAACAACTACCGAAGAAACAGGAGTTATCCCTGCTGAAGAAACGGGCACTATCGAAACCGCAGCCGTGCCTGAAGTAGCGGCCCCTGAAGAATGGTACCTTCGGGAAGGGATTAAAGGCGAAGGAGACAGGCCCGATTATTTTGATGCCAAATACAAAACGGTAGAGGAACAGGCAAAAGGATATAAGGAGCTTGTCAGTAAACTAGGAGCGTTCACAGGCGCGCCTGAAGGAGGGTATAAACTACAAATCTCCGATGCTGCCAAAGAAGCCGGGTTTAACATTGAGACTGACGATCCGCTGTTTTCTCTAGCGACCGATTTCGCTAAAGAGAAGCAAATGAATCAAGAAGGCTTCGATGACATGGTAGACGTTTATGCCCAAATCAGAACTGCTGAGGCAAAACTGCAAGAAGAATATGTCGCTGACCAAGTAAAAGAGTTGGGACCAAGGGGGCAAGAACGAATTGACGATCTGAAGAAATGGGGAGCCGGGGCGCTTGCAGAAGATATGCAGGAAGGCTTTCAATCTCTATTCAGCAGCGCCGCAAACATAGAAGTAGGCGAACAACTTGTAGCAATGCTCCTTGAAAAAGGGACAAACCCCGGGGCTGGACTTGATGTTGACGGTCACACTGAAGCAGACGTTCAGGCAATGCAGTTTGAAAAAGACGAAAACGGGAACCAGCGCATACGCACTGATCCTGAATTCCGTAAAAAGTACGAAGAACTGTCTAATAAAGTGCGAGGCACACACGAAGCCCGTCAAATGATAGGATAAAAAAGCTTGCAATGATGTTTTGCATGTGATAGCAGTACCGTAAATCTCGCCGATACCTCTCTTGAGAGCCGGTATTTAAGATTTGCTTAACGGCAACACTTAATGCCCCCGGTAAACCGGACACGGTATTAAAAGCCGAAACAAGGTTTTTAATATTAATTCTCAGGAGAGGTCTCACCATGTCTAAGTACCTAACCAACGCAGCAGTAACCGAGTTTGATGCTGAAGTAAAACATCAGTATCAGGGAATGGGCTCGCTCAGAAACGCCGTTACAGTTCGTAACAACGTTAAGGCTGAAGCCTACAAATTTGCCCGGATGGGCCGCGGAATGGCTATGCAGAAAGCCTCCGGCGCTGACGTTACCCCGATGGACGTATCACACGCTCGCCAGACTGCCTACCTCGCAAACTGGTATGCAGCAGAGTACACTGATATTTTCGACCAGGCGGAAGTGAATTACGATGAAAAGTCCGAACTGGCAACCACAATCGCTAAGGGCCTCAAACGCCGTACCGACCAGATTATCATCAACACGCTGGCTGGTGCATCCTTCGCGAGCACAAACGATCAGGACCCGGATACCGCATTAACTGTCGATCTTGGCGCTGTCAATTTCATTATGTCCGGTGTTCACCGCGTAGTGCGTCATTTCCAAGAGCTTGAAATGATGGGCGATACGGAAATCCACGCTGCAGTTACCGCACAGGCTGTTCAGAATCTCTTGCAGGTTGATAAGGTTGGTTCTCAGGACTATAACGGAATCCGGCCCCTGCTTGAAGGCGAATTGAATGTGAAGTGGATGGGAATAATCTGGAATACAATCGGTGTACGCGAAGAAGGCGGACTGCCTATTATCGACTCCACTAACCATTATGGTTATTTCTGGGCAAAAGACGCTATCGGCCTGGCAGTTGGTATCGACCAGCGCACAGAAGTAAATTACATCCCCGTGAAAACCTCATGGTTGTGTAATGGTCTGATGAAGATGGGCGCTGTCTTGCGCGAACCGCAGGGTGTTGTTCGTATTCAGTACGACCCGACTGCAACATAATAATAATTTAGCAGAAGGAGGGCCAAATGGCTTTCACGCCCGGTACATTTCTACCTGCATCGTCTATGATTAATAGCGATTCAGTCCGCCTGTGGTCTTACAAGTCTGCAGACGCAGTAAACACAGTCATCGCAGACGATTATTTCCTGGCAAAATATGACCAGTTGAATGTCGGTGACATGATAATCGCCAAAACCTCAACCACGACTATACTGCTTTATGTGGTTGCTTCAACGTCCATTACTGTGACAACGGCTTATTGCGCTGTAGCTTAATGGCATGAAAGGAGTTAACTATGGCTTTTGATCTTGACTATTTTTTACCCTTATCAGCAATGGCCAATAGTAACGTGCCCCGGGTTTTCCTCTATAAGGATGACACCGACTCGCTTGCTACTATTGTGACCGATGACTATTTCCTCAATCAGTATCTTACGCTGAATGTAGGCGATATTATCCGCGTATGGGCTGCTGGTGCAGTCAATTCTGTTGATCTTATCGTTACAGCAACGGCTGTAGGCGGAGTAACTGTTGTGGTTGGTGCTGGCGGGACTGCAGACCTTATCGCAACTAACGCTCTTGTGGCAAGCCAAAGCGGTGGCGTGTTTTTCCTCAACGCTGCTACCGAGTTTGTCACTACGCTGCCGGCCCCTGCTCCCGGGCTGAGGTTTACATTTATTTGTAAAACGGCCCCGGTTGGCGCGAGTTACACTATTGTAACCGAAGATAGTGACAATATTATCATCGGGCACATTAACGAAGTCACTGTAGACGATACTGTTGACGGTGATATCGCTACTGCGGGCGACACTATTACTTTTACAGATGGCGCGGCCGCTGTGGGTGACAGGGTTGACCTTATCAGTGACGGTACAAGCTGGTATGTTGTCGGCCAGTGTGCGATAGCTACTGGTATTGCTCTTTCAGCAGCAAGTTAAACTGATCTACTCCCCGCCTTCGGGCGGGGGGTCTTTCATCTTGAGGAGAGCAACATGAGCATGACCACAGTAGGTCTTTCAAGTAACGCCCTCGTATTAATTGGCGATTCCCCAATAGCAACCTTTTCTGACTCCGACGGTGGTGTAGCAGCCGAAGCATTTTACCTTCCGACAAAGCACTATTTACTCTCGCTTCATCCTTGGACTTTCGCCAGAAAGAATTTTACACCAAGCCTTCTATCCGAAACCCCGGATGAATTAACCGGATATTCTTATTATCACCAGATACCATCAGACCTTATTAAGCTATGGTGGGTGTTCCCTAAAGGCATGGTCTACGATATATATCAAGACAAAATCGTTTCAAATTATGACGAAATTCTTATTTCCTATGTCTATGACGTTGATCTTTCAACGATAGCCCAATTATCCCCGGCCTTTATATTCGCCTTTGAATGTTTAATGGCAAGCAAGCTCGCTCAATCTATAACGGAAAATTCAACGTCATCGCAAACATGGTTAGCCGAATATAAGCTCGCAATAGCTCAGGCTAAAAGCATGGATAGCCAGCAAAAACCTCCTGTCTCTATTCTGGACGCTCCCTTTAATGAAGTCAGGGGCGGTGGCAGTAGCGAAGGATTTTATTAATGCCTAAACGCAAATGGCACCTCCAATCAAACATGAACCGGGGTGAAGTTTCCCCGCTGTTTCATGGACGCAAAGACCTTCAGACCTATTTTAACGCCCTCGACAAAGCGCGTGATGTTCGGTGTCAACCCCAGGGAGGCTTAGCCAAAAGATATGGGACATACTATCTAGGAGAAACCCCAAACGCAATAAGGTCTGAAACCTTCTCGTTCAATACAGAGCAAAACTATCTTCTCGTTTTCGCTCAATATAGAATGTATATCTTCAAGGATTTTGTTCTGTTGGACAACTTAATACAAACTATTAACGGCGTAACCACTTCTGGTCTAGACTATATCACTGTTCCATGGTCTGTTTCAGAAATTGCTACATTTGATTATTTTCAATCACTTGATACTGCAATCATCTTACATGAAGATGTTAGAAGCAGGGTAATAACCAGAACATCAGATACCGTATGGAGTGTTGACTATCTCCCCTTTGTAACTGACGGTATTCCTCAGTGGGATTATAACGATGATGATTCTCCTCAGCCGGGAACGGGAGTAGGAGATGTGAAAGACGAAGTGCAAACAATACAATTCAACGACGTCGATGAAAAAACAGGAGACACGTTTAAAATCGCCTTAGATGAAATATTAACGGACGAAATTTCATATTCAGGAGAAGATGCTACCAATATTATAAATATTCAAGAAGCGCTCCTTAACCTATCAAATACGGGAACCGATGGAATTGAGGTCATAAATACAGGTTCAGAAGGTGATAACCCACATATTTACCAAATAACATTTTCTGGCGCGTCTACAAGTAACTGGCGATTAATGACAGTAACTCCAGTGACGACCAAAAGCGCAGGATTCCAACCGCAAGTGGTGAGGGTCTCTGCTGGATCATCTAGGAAAGAAAATGTCTGGGGTACGACAAGGGGCTGGCCACGGTGCGGTACTTTCCACGACAATAGAATGTGGTTAGGTGGTAGCAAATCAAGACCGACTACTCTGTGGGGATCAAGAGCGCAAGAACTTTTTAATTTTAAAAAGGGTCGATCACTCGACAATGAAGGCATTGAATACACGCTTGACACAGATCAGCTTAACGCTATCCAGCGCATATTCTCAAATAGATCGCTGCAGGTATTTACTTCAGGGCAAGAATTCTTCTGCCCGGAGACACCAATAACTCCAGCTAAAAGTACCTTTGTTCCACAGACAAATATAGGATCGGGGATGATAAGGCCAGTCGTAATAGACGGTGTAACTCTTTTTGTGAATGAAACTGGCAAAGGCCTATATCAGTTTGTCTATAACGATGAATACAAGGCAAACCAAGCAAGTTCAATCTCTTTCATGGCAGACCATTTAATAGATAACCCCGTTAGTCTGGTAGTCCAAAAAGGAACAACAAGCCGGGATGCTGTCTATCTCTACATGAATAATGAAGATGGATCGGTGACAGTATTTAATAGCCTTGCAAAAGAGGAAGTAGCAGGTTTCACGTTATTTAAAACGGCGGCGGATAGTTCCGATGCAGCATTTATTTCGTGGACAAGTGTCGTAGATAATGACGTTTACCATGTAATCAAAAGAAGGATTGATGGTGCAGATGTTACCTCAGTAGAGGTAGAGACTCCCCCGGGAAGTTCCACAAGTAGTTTTGATGACGAATTCCTCGGAGGGTATTTTCTCGATGGGTATGTAAAGTACAATGGTGCATTAACAAGAACCATGACTGGCCTTGACCACTTAGAAGGTGAGCAGGTTTATCTGATAACGGCTGAAAAGTTTCTGGGCCTTCACACTGTCTCAGGTGGATCAATAACTTCAGCATACTACTTCACTACCGCCTATGTAGGACTCCCGTTTTTCCCTGTTGTAAAAACACTTGATGCCACTTTTGATGCAGCGGGCGGATCGGTTGCTTTTAAAAATAAAAAGTGTTCAAGGGTTGCTATACAAATGGTAGAGACCAACGCACTTGTCGTAAATGGTAGGGCTGTCCCCGATACGCTTGTAAGCGATGCCGTGTTCTCCTCACCAGTGCCGTTCACCGGAACAAAGAGGCTACGATTCCTTGGGTGGGGCCTAGAGGCTAATGTGGAAATCACTCAAAATCTACCAAGCCCATTTAACCTAATCAACATTGGGATGGAGGTTGCATACTAATGGCAACTGCAATGGTCATAGGTGGGATCGTAATGATGGCTGGTACTGCCTACCAGAAAATACAACAAGGGAAGAATGAAGCTGAAGCTCTTTCCATGGAAAATAAGCTAGATACGGTTGCCACCATAGGCGCTGAAGCAGACCGGAAATACGAGCTGAATAAAGCCCTTGGCACACAAATGGCAAACCAAACAGGCCAGTTCTCAGGATCGGCTACGGGTATCTTTGAAGAAGATATGCGTTTAGAGCGAAAAGATACAGACCGCGCTAATTTCAACCTGAAACTACGAAAATCAATCCGCAGCACAAAAGCTAAAAATGCAAAAAAAGCCGGGTATATTGGTGCTGGCCTTGGCGCGGTTAAAAGCGGAATGAGCATGATGGAATCAATGGGCGGCGGAGCCAGCGGTGTTGCTGTAAACAACCAGGCTAAAGCAACAACATAGGAATATAAAATGGCTGATCGATATCAGGGCGGGAAAAAACAAATAGATGTAGTCTCTATGGATAAAGGTGGTGGCAAAGTAACCGATGCTATCCTTGGCGGGATTGCTCCAATCCAAGTTAAAAACCAAAAGAACCTCGATAATCTTGCGGTAAAACGAGGCCAAAAAAGTGCCGGAAAAGTAAAGCTGAAGAAAGACCCCAAAACGGGAATCACCCAAGCGCCTGAAATGCCAAACGCTAATTCTGTGTGGGGACGAACAGCAAACCAAACAGCAGAAGAAGTTTTGACTAAACGGTATATTGCTTCAATCGAAACTGATATATCAACAAAAATGGGCGAGCTCGCCTCAAGGAATCCAACCGATCCCGCAGCGTTTCAAGAAGCAGCCGACTCTTACCAAGAAACATTAACGGATTCAGTGGACCCTATTGCCCTTGCTGATGCTTCGCTTATAGCGGAGCAAACTAAAGGCGCCGCATCCCGGCAAATTATTTCCAATGCCTATAATTTAGAGCTGAAGAAAACGATAGCAACGTATAAAGATACGATGGGCATGGCGGATCAAGACGCTGCCAACGCTGCCTATAATCAAGACCCTGTCGCCGAAAAAGAAGCAACAGCACGTTACTTGATTGCAATGAATAACAAATTTGAGCTCGATCCATCAAATACCGATCGGATGAAGCTTAGTACCGATTTCAATGAGAACATCTACCTCCAGCGCGGAATGGGTAAAATTGTCCCAATGATCGAAAAAGGCAATTTTGACAGTGCTGAGTTCGAGATTAATGATTTTGATGCGAATATGCCGGAAGGATTTGACCGAAAGAAACACCAAAAAATAACCAAGAGCATGAAGACGCTTCTTAAAAATGAGCGTACGTCAGACAGCCTTATCCGTGAACAAAAAAGCAATATCGAATACGACAGTATGCAGCAAGATTTAATCAAAGGGGAAACATTCACCGACACACAATTAGCGGCAAATGAGGATATCCGAGCCGAAGACTTGCCTCGATTCCAGAAGCTCCGCGATATGTACACCTACGGGGATGATAAGCGAATCCAGCTTGAAATAAAACAAGCGAAAGAAACCGCCGATAACGAAAGGACGAGAGAGCAGCAAGACCTCATTGACAGCCAGAAGGAAACAGAACAATGGGCTCGCCGTTACGGAATGGTTAAGGGCCCCGAAGTGATAAGGAGCGTCCTGCTTGACAACCAGATTGACCCTGCCCCTATTATGAACCAGCTAGACAAGGAAAAAAAAGCGGGGATTCTTACGAGGCAAACAAAGCCCTGGGCTGAAATGCTTTCTCTTATAGACGGACACGAAGAAAACGGCGACTACTCCCAGCTCACAAGAACTGGAATGTTCGGAACCCGATCCCGGAACATTCGGGATATTAAAAATGACAAACAAATAAAAATACAAGTGCTGGAAAAGGTTGAGAGGCTGTTTAGGCAAGATGTTCAAAATATAATTTCTGGGAAGAAAACTGATGAAATAGATGTAATGTCAATATACCGAACTGCACATTCAGAACTAATCGCCAGTAATATAATGGACGCTGGTGACGTTATGAGTGGGATATTCCAAGGGCATCCCGTTGCCGCTGTTTCAGAATATCTCAAAGCTCCCTTCCAGCGGCAAAAAATGGAAGCAAGAGAAAACGAGCTTGCTGGGCTAAGAAAGCCGGAGAGTACACCGTTTGTAGAACCGCCCCCGGCTCCCTACGATCCAAACAATGTTACTCTTAGTACATACGGGGAAAACTTTGGAATCAGTGGGCAGCCTGGCACAGCAGCAGATATCAACTACAACCCTGACGCAAAGAAATCAGAGCATATTTATCTTTTTAATGGTGGCCGGCCGACCAAGGCACAAAAGGCCGGAATTGAAATGTATAAAATGCAAAACCAAAATAAAGGCGAAGATAGGGATGCTTTTCTTAAAAGAGACATCTTGAGTAAAACGGAGATGGACCAAGCGGATCTCTCCTATTATATGAAACAAACAGGGAAAAATGAAATCGAAACCCTTATGTTCATGTTTAGGCAATTTTATATAGAGAAGCCCGGCGAATGAAAGAACGAATCCCGCTTAGAGTAGATAACAATTTCGTGGAAGCGGTTGGGCCTGATCCCGTTGTGCCTCCTGCGGAACCCGGCCCGGCTGCCTACACGACCAATATCGATGAAGTGCAGCAGTATCCCCAGCTCGATGTATCTGATAGCCCCCAAGACAAGCCCTCTTTTTTCTCCCAAGGCAAAGAAGTCTCTTGGATGCAAGAAGCCAGTGACAAAATTAAGGACGCTTTAAAATCAGCGGCCGGAATCGATAAAGACGGAACCCTTAATAAGAAGACTCTCCTAGCGCTTGAAAGAGGAGAAAGGAACAATATCTCTTTTGGCGAAGCATTTGAGAATAGCGAAGCATGGGACGAAATAGAGAAAAGTGGTGCTGGAGTTTTCTACAAAGGCATGGAGAATCTAAAGCCCGAGGAAAGCGAAGAATCTGATCCTAAAGATAATAACATCGGACAGGATGTAGTAAAAGCACTTCAGGGTGGCGGAATAGACGTTCTACACGACTTAGCGGCAATATCTGATATGGTGGCCCCCGGATCAGCCAAAGATGCTCTGACGGACTTAATGGGCAGCATGGCACCCGTAATAGATACGTTCCTTCCTGGCGAACCTGTTAAGGAAGCACACGAAGACCGCATAGAAGACCGGATGCGCTTAAATGGTTATATTGCTGAAAAGTTTGGAGATACGGCCGTTGCCCCGGCAATGATGAAATACCTTGAGAAATATAGAGCTACTGAGGGGCTCAACATGCTATCTCAGGGTGAAAAGGATGGAAACCTACGCCGATGGTTCACCCAATCGATTAGAAGCAATGTAAGAGCTGCTGTTCCTATGATAGTTGGCGCTCCGCTTGGCAAGTTTGGCGCGGCTACAGCATCAGCGCTTTGGTATGGAATGTCGTCTTTTCACCGGACAATGGAAACAGCAACGATCTATAAGAAGGATGGTGTGCGCTTATCTTATGATGAAGCATTCGCATTGTCGGCACAGGTAGCTCTTTCTGAAGGTGGGTGGCAGGGACTTGAATCCCTCGCCTTTATGTATATAGCATCTAAGGGCGGAATGGCCTGGGCAAATTCAGGTGGATTTGTAAAGGGAATAAAAAAAGCATTTTCGCCAAAGAACCTGTTTAGCAAGCAGGGGTCAGTCTGGAAAACGCTAAAGACTGACGTTAAAGAAGTTTATAAAATGCCGGGGGTTAAAGAATGGCTTAAAGCATACGCATTAAAACAGATACCTTCGGGTACTGAGGTAGCGCAAGAACTCACTGAAGGGTATCTCCTAAAAAATAAGGGGCTGAATCCCGACTTCGATCCTTACGCAGCAGCGGTAGAAGCTATCGGGGTTTCTTCCATGTCATCCCTACTGTGGGGAGCTGCAGGAACAACCCGGGGCATGGTTGGAAGCGCAATGCAGTATAAGCAAGATATCCGCACAACCAGAGATAAGACCCGGGCTTTAGTTGAAACCGGAATGGTAGAGACTCCAGTTATCCACAAAAAAAGCATCGAGGATGACCCGAAGGCGCAGAAGTGGGCCGAGGAGAATCTAACCTTTGATGAAAACGGCGAAGCAAAACTGGAATCACTTGACGAGAATGTGCCGGACAAAATAGTTCATGTAATGGAAGTAAAATTAACGCCTAAAGCATTTGAAGAAAAGACCGCTGCTGAAGACGCAGACGCTATTCTTAACGAAACTGTTAAAGCAGAATTTCCAGAAGGCCAGCCAGCATCCGAAACTGGAGAGCTAACCAATGGGAAAGTACCTCTTGCAGATGAAACAACAACTAGCCGGATCAATGAAAGCGACCTCAATACGTCCCGGCCCGTTGATTGGGTGTGGCAAGAAGGCCCCGATGGAAGCTTAAAGTTATCGATCGGCGCC